CCCAAATCTGATATAACTCAAAGTATCGGTCGTATCATGAGAGAGACGAAAGGTAAGAAGAACAACCCTCATATATATGATATACACGATCCCTGGTCTCTCTTCACTGCTATGTATTACAAACGAATGAAGATTTATCGTCAAGGTGGCTTCAAAATACACGGTAAAGCTGCAGAAGAAAAGAAAGCTGACTTCCCTCAGGGAAAGTGTTTGTTTTTATAATCTAAATAATAATTAAATGTCCGGTGCATTGATTCAATTGGTTTCCAGAGGTGCTCAAGATGTTTACTTAAATAGTGACGATGGACACTCATTTTTTCGTATGAGGTTTACAAGGCATACAAACTTTTCCCAAGCTCCAAAGTTTATTAAAACTATTTCGGATAAAGATCCCGTTTTCACCATACCAGTTTTAGGTGATCTCGTAAACTCTTTATGGCTCGAAGGTGTTGATAAAAATTCAAATGTATCTTCTAATCTTCTTTATAATTCTACGATTGATCTATACGTGGGAGGTCAAAAAATTGATTCACAGCACTACGATTATTATGCCGACATTTGGCCTAATTATCTCGCAGATACTTGGACTAAATCACAAGAACTTACAAATAAAACGAGTGTTTCCCATAGAAACTTTCAACCACTTCACTTCTTCTTCTGTGATTACGGAGCATTTTTACCCTTAGTGTCACTTCAACATCATCAGGTTGAGGTTAGAATTAATTTTGATCAAGACAGTTTAGTCAATTACAGTGATAGTCAAAAACGTATAAATGTTTATGCAAATTATATATATTTAGACAAAGACGAAAGAGAATCAATGGTAAAACGACAAATGGATTTCATAATTACTCAAACACAACGTTTAGATTTCCCAGTTTCAAATGTATTCGATAACACTATAGAATCGGGTGGATATAATGATTTAGATATTTCCANATTAAATCACCCAGTTAAATCTATATTTTTCGGGTATAGTGCCACTAATATTGATCCCACAAATGACCGGTTTACTTTCAAAACTGGCGATATACATATAAACGGTACACCTTTACTCGAAAATATGTCACCAACATATTTTCACACATGTCAAAATTATTACAAATCAAGATTCGGTGTGACAGACTATAGGGTTGATTCCGAAGATCTTATGTATACAAGATACTTTGTGTATCACTTTGGATTAAACGCATCAGACTATAATCCTTCAGGTAGCTGTAATTTCAGTAGACTCGATAACGCTAAACTTATATTACGAGGAGTGGAAAAGGGTGTACTTAGGGCTGATCAAAATGAGATGTATCTTTTTGCAGTGAATTATAACGTGCTCAGGATCAAAGATGGTCTTGCCGGAATTTTATTCGGGAACTAATATATAATGGGTAGAACCGCCAGGTTCGAGCAAATCTATGTTGCGAGTTTAGAAGCAGAACCCGTTGAGACAGAGACTCTTACAGGNGTTAACTCTATTCTAACTAGAGAAATTGAAGCAAATGAAATTAAGCTCATTGAGATTGAAGGTGTAAAGGGTCGTATTGGTCTTGGTAATAACATTCCAACTAAACAGTTTTCTGCTGGAAATAAACTTTACATTGATAAAGACGCTACACACGTTTTTGACCTCAAAGCTTCTGGTAAGGCTGATCGTATTTTCATTAATAATCAGTTATCCATCGGTACAATCAATCCAACAAACGCTTTTCAAGTAAATGATGGTGATATAAATAAAGTATCAATTGATTTAACCGGTCGTGATCTTATGACTGTTAATGGTAACTTGGTGGCCACTAACGTTATTGTAAATAATAGAATGAACTTTGGATCAAATCTCATCATCGACGGAAAACAATCTAACGTTATTACTGTAACTGGTGGTATTAAGGCTTCTAATATAAGTCTTGGTTCAAATGTTATCATATCAGATACAGGTTTAGGAGGTGCTGCCAGTAATGAATATCCTAACAATGTAGCGGTTATAACAGGTAATGTTACAATTGATGGAGGTATGTATATTTATGGTAATACAAGGATGGTGGGTAATCTTTTTGTAGAAGAGCAAGCTACATACCAACGTATTGTAAATCTTATCATCGCGGATACAACGATTGTTTTTGGTGAAGGTAATGATGGTACGGCAGAACCTATGTTATTATTTACACATGATGAAGATGAATCAAATATAGGTTTTGGTTTTAAAGATGATGGAAGACCTGGTTTAGGAAAAGAGATGGCTTTGATTAGAACTGAAGGTGGACCTCTTAATACAGTTTTCACAATTGACGATTCCGAATCCACAAATCTTCATATATATGGTGATATATACACTTCAAATTCAGTAGGTGTGGCAAATATTTTTCCTACCCACGATCTTTGTGTGGGCTCTAATCTTTTCGTTGAAGATACAGGTTCCAATGTTTTAGAGGTATTTGGAAACACTTTTACGGAAAATTTAAAAGTTGGTTCAAATGTTACAATTGGTAATGATATAATTGTAATAGATCCAACCAATAAAGATGTTGCTACAATCACTGGTAACGTGAAAGTAGATGGTTTACGTACTACGGGTACAAAAACTTCGGGTATATCTAATATATCACCAACTGATACATTATCAATAGGATCCAAGATATATGCCAACCTAACAGCTGGAAATACACTCACAATCTTTGGTAACACCGTGACAACCAATTTAATTACACAATCAATTAGTTCAACGTCTAATATAACAATTCATTCGGACAGATACGGTGGTGATAGTCTTGTAAATCCACTTATCCTCAAATCCGGACCAACTTCCTCAAATGTGAGTTCCATTGAGATATATGGTGCGAGTACATCCAATACTCATCAAACTATTAAATTCAAAACCAGAAATCATGAGAAAATGAGAATTACATCAAACGGTCAAATTGGTATAAATACAACAAATCCAACACAAAAGCTTACTGTAAATGGAAACGCTTTTGTTATGGGTAGTAACGTGATGATGTTTGGAAACTTATGGGGAACAACCTCCAATACATCTATGCAAATGTTTTCAAGTCCTAATGTAGGTGAAAACAAAGTTCAGAATATAGTCAAAACTGGTAAAGGTCTCAATTTTTACGTGAGTACCACACCTAATATGGGTATACCAAAACTCACTGTTTTAGAATCGTCAAATGTGGGTATTAACACCGAAACACCTGAGAGTACCTTCCATGTAAATGGTTTAACATCGTTTATAAACAATCCAGTAACTAAAATTAATGATTACAATCACTTAGGCATTCCTCTGGTCGTGAGCAACAATCAACCTATTACAGGTACTACAGATTTAGCCGCGGTTTTGCATCTTGCCAGAGAAGGTAGTGGAACTGAACACGCCGCGAAAGCTGCGTTTCATTTAGGGAAGCATGAAAACAGTGCCGGAACTTCACATAGTAGACTTGATATTGTAATGGGAGATGCCGATTACGCCGTGGATACAAGTGTTATGACAATTTTGAGTTCTGGTAAGGTGGGAATAGGTGTTACACAACCAGCCTCTCACCTTGAAGTAGACTGTGTGGGTATAGCCGATCCCATAGAAAATGGTATACTTGTACACAATACGACATCCGGTGATGCCATCATGGCGGCACAAACTAACCTATCAAATGGAAATGCCTTCACTTCTTACATACAAACAGATGGTGTAACCCTATCTGGATGGTCCGCGGGTGTAGCAGGCGACAACGGTGATTTTAGAATTATAAATAACTATGAGAGGGTCTCGTCTAATGCCAGTGTTGGGTTATACATAAGTGGATCTACGGGTGATGTAGGAATTGGCACCGACGCACCAAGAGGCGCGCTTGAAGTATACGGTAATTTAGTAATTGGTCATCAACTTACATTCGGAGGTTTAGCCGGTGATGAGTTTAGTAATACTCAGATTATAGAGAGACGTTATAGCGCAGCTCAGTCAAGAAATGAGTTGTTAATCTTTAAGGGTAATGATGCTTCTTCTGTAGATCAGGGTCCGGATAGAATTAGACATATTGCCGGTCAACACGTTTTCCAAACATTTACATCTTCGGGTGAATCTCTTTATGGTACTAATCAAATCTTGTCGGATATGGATGGTCTTACAGATAATCCGTTAGTCATTACAGACGCTGGTAATCCGGGTATAGTTGTAATCGGTGGTAACAGAGATACTGCAGATGGTAGAGGTTCTAATACAAAACTCGTCGTAAATGGTGATATCGAGTTCGATGGTGGTGGTTCGTTCAAGCTGTCTGGTTTAGAGTTTTCAACCTCAGATTTGGGTTATAACATTATTAGAAATGTGAGGGATGGTGCTGCGAGACGTCCAATCACATTCGTACATGAATTATCGAGTGTTCTTGACTCGGAGTTTGCACGTTTTGATGAAGATGGGAGATTAGGTTTAGGTACCACGTCACCAACGTCTAACATACATGTATATGATACAACACCCATTGATCATGATATCATGAAACTTCAAAGTATCGGTGATGATAAGAATACAAATCTACTCATATATACAAACGATAATGAAGGTGGTATAATCACAGGTTTCAGTAATGTTGATAACG